AACTGCGCGTCGGTTTCCTTTGCAAGTTGGCGGTAAGCCTTCTCCATAAGGTCGTCGTAGTTCTTAGCTCCTGCCTGCTCAAGCACTTCGGGCATCTGCTTAACGTAAGCATCGAAGACCGCTGTCTTGTATTCAGGCGCACCCTCGACGGCGATTTGGTGCGTGCGGCCAATGGCCGACTGCTTAACTAAGGAACTCTCGGGGATTTCAGGCAAGACAAAGTCAGTGCCTTGCGTTTCTTGAGTATATCTTTTTGCAATGTTTAGTGGCTCGTTCGCGACTGGGTCAGCGATTATTCGGGCCACCTCTTCATCTGCGATGCGCGTCGGAAGTTCGCCTCCAACCTGTCCTGTTGTTCCTCCGACAGGGGCTTGGCCTTGAAGTTCATCCGCTTCTCTAATTCCGCGACTCTTTGCCGTACTGACGTTAAGTGTTGTTGGGCTGACTCGGAAGAACGGCCCTTCTTGTCTTGTTGCATATGCAGCTCCTGTTGGTTTCCCTGCTTGCGCAGTCTTCGCCTCTGTGGCCAGAGGAATTATCTTACTTGAAGTTAAAGCATCCGAGGCTTTTTTGACCAACTCAGGAGCTTTCTTAGCGGCGTCTGTTGCTTTCACCGCACCTTTGACCATACCTGCGGGGCTTGCAAAGCTCAACGCGGTCTCCATCATTGGGCGTTCTTCGCCAGACGTAATGTTGTATTTGTCCATCAAGCCCTTGAGGTGCTCGGACCCAAGAAACGGCTTATCGCTGCCCATGCCAAATGCACCAAGGCCCATGTTAAAAAGATCCACGCCTGCGCTTATTGGGTTGTTTGCCAGCACTCCACGGTTAAGCAGGTCCGTGAGTGCGCGGGGCTTTTTTAAGCTGTCCACCTCTTGGCTTCCCTGCTTCTTGGCCATGTCCGCAAGGATCTTGGTCATCAGCTTGGCCTTGTCAAGGCTGCCGCCGTCGTCTTCTGCCCCAACGAAGTCTGCGGCTGCCATACCGCCACCATCAAAGTGCTGGACCGCTCCACCCTCTTTGTACAGGTAGCCCTTGCCCCTGATGACCTCCTCCATCACCTTGAGCGGGCTTTGGCCCGTCTCCTCGGCGGTGCGCTTGATCATGCGCTCGAGGTTGTCGATGTACAGCTCAGGCTTGGTCTTGAGCGCGGTGACGTCAGCAGAGCCATACCAGCCCAGCGCTTGGGCCTCTGCTGGCTCAACGCCGTGGCGCTTGGCCCCGCGTTGCCACAGGTCCTCAAAGCCTGCGTACTCGGACCCAGACGGCGCAGCCTCCCAGAAGCCGGGGCGCTCTTTGGCCTCCTTCAGCGACATGCGGCCCTCGGCCACGTCCTTGCGGGGGAAGTGGGTGGCAATCACGTTGCCCTCGTCGTCCTTCTCGACCAGCTTAGACGACAGCCAGCGGGGATCGCCGCGCTCGATGATGGGGCCACGCACTGCGTTGACGTCCACCGTGACGGGCTTGAGGTTGCCGAGGTAGTTGCGGTAGAACGTGCCCAGCTTCTTGTCTGGGGGCAGTGCGCCCATGATGTCACCCGATGCGATCTGCTTGCCACGTTTAAAGATGTCACCCTGCGCCAGCGAGCCGTAGCCTTCTGGCAGTTCAATGGCCGTGCCCTCGGGCCTGAGCGACGGGTCCTTCTTGATCTTGTTGGTCAGCAGAAACGCATCATCGGGCAACTGGTCCGTCTGGCTCAAGTACCACAGGTAGCTGCCCATCTTGTTTTGCTGGTCCACCGGGTTGCGCTGACTGGCACTGGCCATCTGCGCAAGGAATTCTTTGTATTTCTCGGGCGACAGGCCCAAGTCCATGGCCACCTGACGCAAAGGCTCAGTGCCGTACCACTCGGTCATGTTCAGGTCTTTGCCCTTGTTGATCAGCTTGTCGATCTTCTTGCGGGCGGTGGGGCTGTCGAGCAGGTCCTGCATGCGCTCGGTGTATGCAGGCGACTTACCCTCGGCGCGGGCCTTATCCACCTTGGTCATGCGGGGCAGGTCCTCTTGCTTGACGCCTTGGGTGTACATGCCTTGGGTGCGGGGCATCAACGGCAGGCCAGTGCCTTGGGGCGTCGTCATGGGCGCTTGCTTGGACTTCATGGCATCGTCCAGCTTGCCAGCCTTCTTGGCTGCAAGGATCTCGTCAGCCTGCTTGCTGGCGTCGGCTACAACGTCGGCAATCTTCATGCCCACACCCATCTTGCCGCCCTTTTGCATATTGACCGCGCCGCCCTTGGCGTAGTTGTGCGCCTTCTTGTGCCAGACGTCGGCCCGGTCCTTGTGCGATTCAGGGACGCCACCACCAGCCATGGCCCACTCTCGGAGGGACTGGCTCTTCTTTGGAACCGAATCGGTTTCAATTAGCTTTAGCTTTGGTAAATCAATTTGCTTAATCGGCTTGATGGAATTTATGTAGCTGGGCATGCTTATTTACCTTTTGCTGGAATTAAGTCATCATAAACGCTGGCATCTGTCAAGTCCACCCGTTGATTTAGCCAGCGCTCGAACATGTCACGCGCCCACGCCTTGTCGACAGGCTCACCCCATGAGCTTATCAACTCAAAGCGGTTGGCGCACATCTCTATCTTGGCGGGTTGGTCAGACTGCATAGGGGTTCACCTTTCTTGTGCGGCCAGTGTCGGCGTAATCGTCCTCGTCCCATGTGTCGTCAGGCGGCGGGTCGATGTCAAGCCACCCAGCGTCACGCAGGTAGCGCAGGGCCTGCGTGCAGGCGTCCACGAGGTCGTCGTGCGTGGTCTCGGGAAAGGAGCAGATCTGGCTGACGAACCCCTCGGCCCAGTCCTTGACGTAGCCCTTGCGGTTGTCGCTTTCGGGTATCCACACACGGCCACGGGCGATGATGTTGGACACAATGTTGAGGCGTTGGAGCTTGTCGGCTCTCCCGGGGTTGTAGGCCCTCACAGGCAGGTGGGCGCGTTGCAGGTCTTGTATCAGGCTGATGCCCGCGCTCTTGTCCTCGATCAGCAGCAGGTCGACGCGCTTGCGGTCCTTGCCCTCACCAAAGACGGTCTCGTACTCCTCGATCACCTTGGGGCGCAGGTCAGGGTACATCATGCGCTCCTGCCAACAGTCGATGATCATGGCCGACATGGGGCCGTCCTGCGGCTTGAACACGCCGAACGTGATGCAGGCCGTCGGGTCGTTCTGGGCCTTCTCTGAGGTAGCCACGTCGTAACTTTGCAAGATGTACTCGAACTTGGGGAAGGGCTGGCCTGCTGACCAGAGCTTGAACATGTCGCGCTTGACGATGCCGCCCTCCTCGGGGTCGATGATCTCTGCGTAGATTTCCTGCCTCCCGAGCTTGGTCCCCTCATAGGCAAGGATCTGCTTCCTAAAGTTTTCGGACAGGTTGCCAAGGTTGGCATAGGTCGAGGCGGTGGTCATCACCACGTCGTCGCCCTCGCGGCCCATCAACTCAATGATCAGGTCTTTCGGTCGCGGGGTGGTCGTGCAAATCATGCGGGTGCGCTTACCAAGGCGCATGCCGAATTGAATTTGGTCCCACGCCTCTTGGATGTAATCCCACGCGGCCAGCTCGTCGCACCAGCCACCGTGGAACTGCGGCCCCCTGAAGCGCTCAGGCTCCGATGCGGGGATGCCCTTGATCAGGCTGCCATTTGTCAGGCGCAGCTCGTGCGCGGTCTTGTTGTAGTCGGCCACCAGCGACTTGGGGATGACGGTGATCAGGCCGCTGTCGCCCTCAAAGCATGTGGCCCTAACGTCAGCGCTCGTTGGGGCGGCCACCAGCCAGCGCGTGCTAGGGTTCTCATAGGCCCACCACGCGATCTGCTCGGCTGCTGTACGGGTCTTGCCAGCGCCACGGCCAGCCAGCATCAGCCAGATGGACCACCACTCGCCGGGGGGCAGGGTCTGATGGACGTGCTGGGTCTTGAACCAGCTCATACGCCATGCCCACGCTAACCGATACTCGGGGCTGGCCAGCGCTAGATGCCTCTGCGTCTCTGGGTCAGCCACGATCTCGGCTATGTCACTCATTCGCGGCGACCTGCTTATTTAGCTCTATGTTCTTTAAGAGGGCCGCAAGGTAGGTGTCAGCCTCGGACTGGATCTCGACTTTCATGGGGTTGTTGGGGTCGCCAGCCAGCTCGAGCTTGTCGCCGTACTTCCTAGGCTTAAGCTTCATGGCCGTCCACTTGCGGGCCTCAATGCGCTGCTTTTGGTAGGCCACATATCCAGAGTCGATCTTGATGTCTATCACGTCGCCGTGCTTGTCGCGGAACTCGTTGATCGCAGGGGACTCATCAGCAATTGCAATGATTTCGTCGGCCAGCGTGTCGGCCTGCTCTTCTCGTGCGCGTGTGTACATGTCGCAGAAAACAGGCTGCTCCAACAACCAACGATAAACCGTCGCCCTATCTGGCATCCCCTCTGACCTTACGATCTCCTTCAAGCTCTCACCCTCTGATAGCCGTATACAGATGATGTCAGCTATCTGCTTGGTGTAGGTTGACTTGCTTGTCTTCTTTGGGGCTTCTAGGGCTTTGCGCGGCGTGGCAGCTCCCTTGGCCTTAGCTTTGGGCTTTGGGGCTGCTGTAGCTCGTTTTGATGGCTTTGCGGCGGTTTCTGGCATGACCTTAGTCCTCGTCCGTATGTCGATGAGGCAATGGTAACCGATTCGCTTAATTTGCGGGTGACTCGCTGTCCTCGATCAGCTCTTGCTGCTCAGGGGCGCGGTACTGCTCAATCTTTGTGCCTGCCGTGATCTGCTCAACCAAGTCATCCTGCGTTGCGACGCGAATATTAAACTCAGTGCTTGCAACGTGGTTCAGGGCTTGCTGACGCAAACTAGCCTTAACGAGGCGCGTGCCTTCTTGGCTGCCGTAGACGATATAAATGCGTTTTGCCATATGGCTCTCCGTTTTGTTTTGTGATCCCAGCCGCATGTGCTGGTCGAAACCGATTCGGTTTCTCTTCGCTTTCGGATCGCTATATGTTGATTTTGGACCCAGCTTTCACTGGTAACCAATTCGGTTTTGATTCGCTTAATGCATGATGTCTGGCAGCATACACATCACGATCAAAAACACAATAAACATTGTACCAATAAGCAGCTTATCTGACAACGACTCTTCAGGTTTTTTGTTTGGTAAATCTGACTTCATTTGGCTCATACCCCCATCGCTTGCATAACCGTTTCACCTTTTCGCTTTGCTTCTTCTTCTCGCAAACCGCGCCCTTTGACGCCTCTTTTGCCTTCTGCTGCAACTGTCTTGGCGTAAGGGGCTGAGGCAGGTCAGGGAATAGCCCGCTGAACCCCACCGCGCCCAACACCACGCTGACAATGATTTTGTCAATCATTTGTTTTTTCCTTGAGTTTGGCCACCTTCACGCGGATATGGCCCTCGCCCATGTGGTACATCAAGCGAAGCAAGAATTCTTGCCCCATGTGGCTGCTATCGATCTCAATGGTGGCCTCGCGATACAACACAAGGCCGTCAATAATCACCTTCGGGTTTTCGTAGGTGACCATATGCTCATGCACGCTGAAGGTGGGCAGATCGCTCATTCTGCGGACTCGCTGTCCTCTGTTGTCTCCTCCTCGGCCACTTCGGCCTCGTACTCTGCTTGGGCCTTGGCCACCAAACGCTGGATGTCCAGCGTGACCAATCGGTTGAATTCTTGCTGTGTCATGTCGCTGTCCTTTTCTGTGTTGCCTGCGGGATGCAGTGGTTTAATTATAAGTTAAATTTGAGGGCTGTAAAGACTTATTTAAAATATTTCTCAATTTTTTTTTCGATCTTCGCCTCGTCCTCGTCGGTGAGCTTCTTGGCCAACCATGGGGCGGGGCGGCCACGACGGTCACAGACCTCCCACTCGCTCTCGCTGTAGCCGTGGTAGTCCCAATCGCTGGGGGCGTTGTAGTCGTAGGACCCTGCGGTGCTCTCGTACTCGATCACGCCAATGATGCAGGGTATGCCTGCCACGCGGGTTTCAATTTCTGCTATGTATGACATTTTATTTCCTTTCGGTTTTGATTCGCTTTTAATGGGGGCCGTAGCCCCCTTCACTTTATGCCTTGGCCCAGTACCCGTAAACACATCTGCGAGAAACGTGCCCTATACCATCGGAACTTGCCCAATACGTTTCGCGCTGTGGATCCCAAGTGTCGTGAATTACGCCATCAATCACAGAGGTGTAGTGCTTGCTGACCGACACCACCAAGTTGCCCATAGGCAGTTCGCCATCATGAAGGTGGACTTTGCACCCAGTGCCAATGCCCATTGTGGGAGTCCATACGAAGCCAATGGAGGCCATGTAGTCCTTGAACCATTTGCGCTTGACGCTGATGCCACTGCGGGCGGATGCAGAGCGCTTACCGCGCTTGCCTGCTGGCTGACTTCCAGTCCCACTGGCAAGGGTTGCGTACACCTCTGCGTATGGCAAGCCAGAGGCGATTGCAATTGCACGAGCCACGCAGTCACCTGCTGTGCCTTTGTAGCCTGCGGCCTCTCGGCCTCCATCGTTGTATTGATATTTCATTTCGCTTTCCTTCGCTGTTACCTGACTATGCGGATTTGCTGTGTCAGTGGTGTAATTGTAACTTAAACAAAGGGAAGGTCAACCCCCTTTGCAAAAATATTTTCTAAGGACTTACCCTTAGAAGCCGTAGTTCTCTGCGCAGATGGGTCCAATACCACGAGCGACGCTATCGCTATCGGTCAACTGGCGACCACAGACCGAGCAAGCACCAAATTTCATACCGTAAGCTACTGCGGCTTGCTTAGGATCGCTTGCTACGGCTGTAATGCGCGCTGCGGCCTCTGTGGTGCAGTCGCGTGAGGTGAAAAGGCGGCCACCCATGACCTTGCCCAAATACACGCCATCGCCCTTGGACTTGATATAAATCGCGCCAACATTTTTACTGTTCTCACCAGCAGGGCTGAAGACAAAGGTGTCAAGGCGCAGCTTAGGGAACTTCACGCCAGACTCTTTGGCGTTGTTGAATGCAACCTCGATGGCCTCGACGGACACCACAGGGGCTGACTCAGCTCGTGCTGCTTGCGCGACAACGCGGGCGGCCTTACGCTCTGCATCTTGGGCCGTCAGGCGCTGCACTGTGGCCATCTGCTTTTCTGTGAGGTGGCCATACTTGTTGAGGGCCTCGAGCATGGCGCGGGCAAACTCAAAACGCTCTGCGCTTGAGTCCACCCATGCAGCCTCGGCTGGATTAGCAGCTTTCCACTCTGCAACCTTAGCGGCTTGCGCGTCAACCTTAGCGGCTGCACGACGTTGTGCACTGGCTTTTGCCTTAGCACGGGTGGCGGGGGAAGTTTTAAAGGACAGCTTTCCTTTGCCTTTACATGTAAAGCAATGCATGCCGTAGCGGCTGTAACCCATGTAGGTTCCAGTGCCGCTGCACTTGGGGCAATCTTGCTCAAAATAAGTCACTTCGTTGGTGGCGCGGGCAACGGGTGTAGATGCGTAAATTGCACCCAAGTCGTCTGCCATGTCACCGAAGGGGTTTGATGCTGTATTCATGATTCGCTCCTAATTCGCTGTTACCTGCTTATTGCAGTGAAGTTAGTATAACTCAAAGTTAAACGAAGTCAACAACTTTATTAAATTATTTTCTAGGTATTTTCCCTACCCTTTGTTGTTTCCATGCGAAGGTGCGACAGCAGCACATGCAGGTCCACGCCCACCTCGTCCTGCCAGCGCTCGATCTCGGTGAGGACGTAGCTGTAGCCAGCGTCAAAGCCTTTGATGTACTCAGACATCACCGCCTCGCTGGGAGGGCGCTTACAGTCCTTGTGGGCCTCCATGAAGGCATCAAACGTACTCAAGATGGAGTCGATAGGCGCAGGCATCTTGACGGCCTGAGTAAAGTTGCAGTGCTGGCACTCCATGCGTTGGGTGTTGCTGTTGTGAACGATGTGGTCGGTGTTCATGCTGTCTCCCTTCTACGTTCTGCTTCGCGTTTTGCCTGCGCAAGTGTTTCAAAGAACTCGACATCTTCGCCGTGGCCTATGTCCTCGTGATGCAAGGTCAGGGCATAGTCTTTTGCAACGGTCTTGTAGACCTTCCATGACAAGCCCCCATTGACGGGCAAATAGTGTTCGTTAGTTTGAGTGTCGCGTTGCCAGTTCATGCTGTCTCCCTTGCTTCTTTGCGACCACGCTCTACAAAGTAGCGTGCGTCTGATTGCTCGTCAATGTGTTCTTCCTGAAGCATCTTGCGGATGCTCTCTGCAACTGCACGAGCCTTGTCGGCGTTGGTCGCCTTCTCGTACTTGTACCCCGCGTTGATGTAATCTGCTTGTGCGTGCTTCATGCTGTGTACTCCAATGCTTGCAATTTGCTGATGCGCTCGTTGATCTCAGTGACCATTGCTTGGTAGTCAGCCATAACTTTTTGCCTCTTACGCTCCAGCGCGGCAATCTGCTGTGCGCGTGGGTCGTAGTTGTCTGGCACTTCTACCTCAACTTCTTGAGCGCAAATGTAGGTGAGGCTTTCGTCATCAGGCAGTGCGATATACAAAATTTGGTAACTGCCTTCTTTTTCCCAAGAATGTTTTCTGTAGTGGATGTGTGCCGTGAGTTTAATTTTCATGATTACGCTTTCTGTGGTGCGTTGATGTAACCCTGCTCAATGAGCGAGGCGGCGGTGCGGCCAAAAAACCCTTGCAGTTGCCACGCAAGGCCCGTGTCAACAAGGTGCTGCCATGCAGCCAACACCTGCTCTTCGCTCTCGGCCTCGATGAAGCCCTCTGCCAAACCTGTTGCTGTGTAATTATCCATTTCGCTTTCCTTTCGCTTTTGATGGGGGCCAAAGCCCCCTGTTGGTTTATTTCGTTGGTTGGTCGAGGTAGTCACCCAGTGGGCGGCTGTGGCGCTCTGGGTTGCGTCCCATGGACAAGCCCAGTGCAAAGATGGCGTCGTCGCGCTTCTCGGCGGTGAAGCCGTCGCCAAGCTTGCCAAGCTCGTCTTGATAGCCCGCGTGCCACATTTGCAACTCTTCAATGTATTCAACTTTGATCATGGTGCGCTCCGATTAACGTGAAGTTACTTTGACGCTGAACACAGCAGTCACTTTGGTGTGGCGAGCGATCTGCTCAGGTGTTGCGCCCAGCTCTGCGAACAGAGCTTTGCTGTCGACAACCGAACGGTTGCTCTCGATGTAAGTGGCTTTGAAGAGTTCGCCCTCAAAGGACTTGTCGCCTGTCAGGCTTGCGTCGTTCTTGATGGCGTCTTTGATGGCGTCAGCTTCTTTGGTCAAAGCTGCAATCTGGGCCAAGAGTGCGCCGAGGGCGTCAACGTCGTGGGCTGCTGGGGTGATGATGGTAGTGGTCATTTCGCTGTCTTTCTGTGGTGCTGACTGTGCGGTTTTGCTGTGTCAGTGGATGTAGTGTAACTCAGAATTAAACAATGCAACATCTTTTTTAAATTATTTTGTAGGGACAAACCCTAATAGGGTTCTAACATCCTCCAGCAGGTCAGCCTCGTCGTAGCCGTAGTGCTTAGGAAAACCCCTCGTGCCAAGGCCGTGGAGGCCCGTAGCGCCCCTGTGGTGCTCTGGACATAGTGGGATGACGTCCATGTGGCTTGAACGCCCCCAGCCCCCCGCCAAGGCCCTTGGATGGTGCAATTCGGCGGGGGTTCCTTCGTACCCCATGCGCCTGCATACCGCGCAGCCCAGCTCGGCCACGCGGTTCATGTGTTGTTTTTCTGCTTTGGTGGTCATGCGTCCTTTTGGGCAATGTTGTAAAACCAATCATCACCAGCCGACCACTTGCGTGTGCCGTCAACTGTGTAGAACTCTTTGGCTGCTTGGAAGTCGGGGAACTTCACCTCGGCGGGGATCAAGCTCTGGTCGTACCACAGGCAGCGGTTGTTGGGCTGCGTAGCAAACTGACCGTTCTCCAGTCGTATGAAATTGAACGACTTGTGTTCCTCGGCCTGCTCGGTAAAGCCCGTGTCAGCGTCCATACCCTCGGCGCAAAAGTCAACGGTGAACAAGTAGCGACCGTGATGCCACTGCTTGTCTTTGCCCAAAAACTTCACGCCCAAGTTGCGCAGGCCAATCTTCTCGCAAACCGTAAAGCGGTAGCCCATGCAGTCCCACAGTTGTAAGGTGTCGAAGGGCAAGTTGCCGTGGTCTTCTTTCCACACATAGGCGTGAATAGGCAACTTGTCGTACAAGGCTCCGTAATTGGGCAGCAGGGATTCAATGCGGAAGACCTGACCGCGCAGGGCCTTGATGCTTACCCAAATTGCAGGCTCAAACTCGCCGTGCCCTTTGGTGAAGTTGTATAAAAACTCGCGCCTGACAAAACACTTCAGGGGTGGTAACGACGCTACGATAAAACTCATTGTTTGCCCTTTGTGAAACCGAGTCGATTCTTTAAATCGTGACACGTCTGGCATCGCCACTGAGGCATGCCGCTGCTGTTCTTGCCCTTCACCTCGGCTGGCCGTAGGCGACACACTTGGCACGTCTTGCTGGTGCTGTCAATCATCTTCAGGGTCCTCTTCGGTAATTGGTTTGTTGCATGTGGGGCAGCGCTGTTCTTTTT